GGAATTGACCCGCTTTTTTGTCCTACTAAATACTTACCATTTACAGAAAAAGTATTTTTAATACCATTAAGAAATGATGCGGGGGTTGCGTTAGTCCAAGTTTTTCCATAATTAAGTGTATAATAAACACCACCCGTATTTTCAAAAGCATAAGCAACTCTTCCACAATCAGTAATACTTATATTTATCCATAATTTAGTTCCGCCTACTTGTGCGTCAATAATAGTCCAATTTGTCCCATAATCCCAACTCATCATCATACTATCGGGCGAACCACCATCATTACAAATTGCTATTTGATATTGTCCGTTTGCCGACATACAACATTTTAGAAATGAGTTAGTAGGAAAATTAGTATAATTCCAAGTTGTTCCGTAATCACTACTATTTGCTATATATTGATACTGACTAATACCCATTTGATATTTACCCGTAGCAGACATAGCACACGACCACCATATTCCTTGTTGAGCGACAGAATTAAATGTTGTCCCATAATCAACAGACATATACATAGTATCACTACCACTTATCTCCGCTAATAGTTGATATTGTCCGTCAGCAGATAAACAAGCGTCATTAATAAACTTATAAAAGTTCCCGCCACTAACCGCATTAAAAGTCCCCGCATTACCAGCACTTTTACTCATTACATAAACTTCACTCGCACTTGTAGCATAACTATCACTCGTAGCAATAGCATATTGTCCGTCAGCAGAAAAGACAAGAACACAAGGTTCAAATGAGGTTTGAGGTGCGGGGGTAAAATTACAAAGAGTATTTTGTCCTAATGCCGTGATGGGATTTGAAGGATTAAAATTAACATATACCCCATTATTAGTTGAATACGCAGTCGTATTAAAAGATTTAGAAACCGCAAAGGAAACTGACGAAACACCATAAGTATATAATGTTGTTCCCGATATTGACGCTATTGATGAATAATTATAAGGTATTTCGCTATAAATTAATGTTTCTTGTAATCCCGCATAAGTATTTGATTGTTGTTGAGAAGCGACAATAGCAGATTGAACGAATTGATTTGTTGCTACATAATTACCCGCATTTGTAGCACCTTGTAATGAACCCGTATAAGTAAAGTTTGTTCCCCCAACAGAAACATCATTAGTGAAATCATTTATCCCCGTAAAAGTGTTGTTATTTGTTAAAATAGTTCCGCCTCCCGTTGTAATTGCTTGTTGAACCCAATCCATAGTAGGTATTTGTGTAGAAATAGTATTAGATGGTGGAAGTGTCCCTAAACTTGTAGGTAAAGAAGCATTAGAAAAAGATACTGGATTATATAAATATGTTGAAGCATCGGTAATTCGCATTTGTTCTACAACTGCTCCTCCCGCAGAAGTAGCGTATAATTGTATAAGGGAAGATGGAGTTAATGAATTAGCACAACTTGCTATTTTAAGAGAGAGATTATCTTGTTCTATAATTGAAGAAGTATTATTTGTAGTATCAGTAGGAAGTATATTAGCGTTAAATGTTGCTACGCCATTAACTATAATTGCTTGTAATGTTTCTAAACCTTGTGCTACTGGAAACTTTAAGTATTTCGCATTCAAATAAGCAATCTGGTCGGGTGTGAAACCAACTGCCGTAGCATTCGTAATCCAATTAGAAGTATTAAACTCGTCCAAAGGTTCTATAAAGTTCGGTGGTGGATAAGTCGCCATTTATATTATATAAAGATATAATATTTATTTAATCTTCGGTAGGATATGAATTATTACTTAAAGGTTGAATATATAGCATAGCACCATAAAATACGGGCGTAGTAAAAGTAAAAGTAATTGTAAAGGTAGGAACATTATTAGCAACTGATAATAAAGGGGCAATAGAAACAATCGGGTTAGTTCCGTAATATTGTTGTTGAATAAACATAGGACATACAATAGAACTTCCCCCACTATCTAATGGTTGAACTATATTACAAATACCTAATCCCGTTGCTAAACCAACATTTATATCTACTGATGTTGAACGATTACTACCAAAACTATATCCCAAATCGCTCGGTAAAAACCAATTAAAACTCGCATTACTACCAATATAACCATTACCCAAATAGGTATTTTGCCCTTGAACTATCCACCAATTAAATACTTCACCAGTAGGAGGTATAGTGTTATTAGTATAATTTCCCGTAGGAATAGTAAAAGTATATACATTTTGATTTCCTCCCGAATTAGGAACAACATAACGAAGAGTATTAGGATATTTTGTGCTTGTAGCAGAAGTAATTTGACCGAATTGATTAACAACAGCGTTCATATATGTATAATTACCCGTAGGTGGTGGAACTAACGGGGTAAGACCCGATGATGTTGTTGTAGTAGATGTATTAATCCAATTAGAAGAATTAAACTCGTCCAAAGGTTCTATAAAGTTCGGTGGTGGATAAGTCGCCATTTATATTATATAAAGATATAATTATTATGTTGATTTGTTTTATAAAGTTTAGAAAAGTTCATAAATAATTTTCTATTACTATAATATACAAATGCCTCCTAAAAAGAAGAAAGAAGATGCTGTAATACTTGACTGGTATAAAGAAATGCCTAAAAAGTATTTGCTAAAATCTCATAATCCTAATTTTGAAATACACGGAATAAAACTTCCATTTCGTATGCTTATAATAGGCGGTTCGGGTGCTGGAAAAACGCAAACGCTAATGAACTTACTTCACAACTTCGGCGAAACATTCCAAAACATATATGTAATAACAAAAAATCGTGATGAACCATTATATAATTATCTCGCAGATAAGACGAAGAAAAGTGGTGGTGTAGAAATATTAGAAGGTATAAGTAATGCCCCCGATTTAGACAAATTAGATAAAGAAGAGCAAACCCTTATCGTAATGGACGATTTAGTTTTAGAAAGAAATCAAGCACTATTAGAGCAATATTTTATAAGAGCAAGAAAACAAAATTGTTCGCTTATTTATATTTCACAATCGTATTATGCTGTGCCTAAAATGATAAGACAAAATCTTACATATCTAATAATTAAGAGATTGAATACATTAGGAGATTTGTTTCGTATTATGAGGGAATACTCATTAGGAGTTGATAAAGGCGAAATGAAGAAGATTTATGACGCATCTACGGATACAAAGCAAAACTTTCTAATGGTTGATTTAGAAGAAGCACCCGAAAGTAGATTTAGAAAGAACTTTAACGAAATCTACGACATTTCAAAAGAATAATTATTATATTCTACTATATTATAAAATGATTATTGCGAATATCCGTTCTCAACAAGACCTTCAAGGAAAAAGGAATACACAAGCAAAAATGTTAGAAATAGAAGCATCTAACGAGGCAGATTTAGAAAAGCGTATAAGAGATTATAAAAACCCTAACAAACCATTAGCAGTAGCACCCGAATATAAAACTAACGCACAATTACAAAGTGATAGATTAGCACAAGAAAAACAAGCAATCGTAAATATGGGGGAATTAGGTTTTGATTATAATAAGTCAGCAGATTTAGTAGCGTGGTTGTCGTCATCTCTTATTAACAAATTAGTTGATTTTAATGCGAACTTTAAGGGTATTAGAAAAGAACTGGTTGAAACCACAAACCCGAAACTTATTAATTTAGATTTTTTGAAAAATTATTTAGAGAAATACTTTGAGGATTTAGATGTTAATTTCGGTAGAAAGTTTAGCACTAATCAAGTTCAAGGAATATCCGCTACATCTTCCGTTGATGAACTTACTGAACTATTACCTTCACCCGAAGAAATAGAACAACTAAAACAATATTTCATTCAAACACAACAATACCTTTTAGCACAACCAAGAAGTTTAACGGGAATACAAAACGAAATAGCGAGTGAGTATATTGAACCCGATGATGTAAGAAGATTGCCCGAAAGAGAAAAAAGAGAATATAACGAATTGATGAGAGCATTAACCGACCAAAGAAATACAATTATAAGAGATGCTGACGCAATTCAAGATATTTTGAAACAAATGCGTTTGAGTGTTATTTTGTTAGATTTATATGAGGCAATCATTCCTAATACTGAAACCTTTACTCTATTGAAGACATCTTTAACTCAACAAGAAAGAGCAGACCTAATAAGAAGATATATGGGTGTATTAAGAGGACTTAAAATATTAAGCAGAAATGGTGTGAATGAATTGATTGATGAAGCAGAAGCAATAGAAGAATACGATTTACCCGCACTATTAAGAATAAGTAATAAAGCAGTAAAATCATTAGCATTTGTGTCTAACGATGCTGGTGTAAATCAAATATCAAAACTACAAAGAGATTATGAGGTATTATTAAATCAAAGCGGTAAGGTAGGAGATTTAGATAAGATTTCAAGATTGAACTCTATTAGAGAAGGAGAAATAGCAAGAGGAAGACAAGTTTTACAATCATTTCTTAAAGAAGGAGATGGGGCATCATTTAGAGATGAAGTAGCAGAAATTATAGGAAATAAAAACCCCGTAAGAACGACTACGAGCGACCCGAGAAGCATAGGAAATAAAATAGATTATAGTATTGAAGAAGAATTAGAAAGATATGATGAAGCAGTAGCACAATTAGGAGAAGATAGAGCAAAAGCATTAAGAGAACAAGCAGAAGCAAAAAGAGGAGAAGCATTTGAAGCACAAAAGGGAAGATTAAAACCATCGGGCGGAGCAAGAAGAGAAAAAGATGCGAAGGAAATAGCACGAGAACAAGCAGAAGTAGAAGCACAAGCATTAGCACAATACAAACAAACGGCAAGAGATTATTACTCTCAATTTACAGACGAAATAATAGACAGATATAATGAAACCCCCGATGGAGGTATTATTATGTTGAAACATTTTTTATTTGATGCGGACAAACTTGCTATTCCACGAAATCAAATACCGAAGCAAAAAGGTAAAACCCCCGACAATTATTTTGGTGAATTAGTTGCGATATTAGACAATTGGATAGAGCGTAATAGAGTTGCCCCTTTAACGATTGATTTACCTTTTATTGAACCTACTATGAATGCTGATTATTACAAAACAAATAATACCCCTTTCGCTGATGGTAGAGCGACCATTAAGGGTGTAGGTGTTAAACCACGAGGTATTGGTTCTATTGACCCCGTTTCGGGATATACGAGAACTGGGGAAATGATTACAAAGGGAAGAGGTAATATGAAAATAACAATAGAACACGGGGGAAAAGAAGAGCATAAGCAAGGCGGAGAATTAGGATTTAAACATACACGAGTAAAGGTAGGTAAGGGTATTTCCGTTAAGGAAACCCCGTCATATAAGCATTTCGGTAAATATGTTATTCATATGGGACACCTATTAGATAAGAATGTAGCAAACTTTAAATATCCTTCTTTGGGTTCTATTCCTTCAATCAAACCATTAACAATAAGCGAGGATTATAAGGAGTTCATTATTGATACATTAGAAAATCAAAAACCTAATGAAAGGTTATTCACAAAACTACCTAATGAAGAACAAAGACATTTTGAGAAGGTTGTGTCGGGTGCGGGACTTATTGATACATTTAAATTAAAGCGTAATCAAGGTAAGACAGAAAAGGAAGAAGCAAATAGATTTAATCTTTTAAGAGGTGAAATATTAGCGGGTAATAACAACGAGAAACTAATGAAAGAACTACGAGGACTTATATTACGCTTTATGAACGAGGGGAGAATACAACAGAAAGAGGGAACATCTATGTTAGTTGAATTATCAGCATTATAAAAGTTTAGCAAGATTAGAAAATTAAAATATTATATCTTTATATAATATAATGAAGACCCTAATTCTTAATAGTGAAAATGTCGTTGCGGGTTCTAACAATAGCAAGTTCATCTACAATTTTCCACAAGGAGGATATACATTCGTAGCGGGAGATGTGATTGCTATTCAAGAAATAGCGATGTATTTTAGTGCTTTCAACATTAACACTCAATATAACAATAAATCATTTTCTTATATTTGGGTAGATGGAACAACTCATCAAGTTTTAATCCCCGATAGTTTTTTACAAGTTGAAGGCATTAATGCTTTCCTACAAAGTGTAATGGTTGCGAACGGACACTACCTAATTGATGGAGCGGGTGATTATGTTTATCTTTTAGAGATGGTTGTTAATCAAGCACAATACGCAGTTCAAATAAACAATTATGTTATTTCCGTAGCATTAGCGACAGCGAATACTTGGGTATTACCACCTTCGCCTACTTGGGTAATACCTACAAATCTTATCCTACCCTACATCGTAATACCATCAACTAATAACTTTGGATTACTTATTGGATTTTCAGCGGGTCAGTATCCAGCGGGAGTAATTGCGGGAGTTCCACCAGCACAAACACAGACACCAGCATTTACATCAGCACAAAGCGAGTTAAGTGATAAATCACCACAAATTACACCATATTCTACTTTCCTTGTCTTTTGTAGTTTAGTAAATAATAGAGCAGTCATTCCTTCACAATTGGTTTATAGTTTTACACCTACTAACGCTACATTTGGAGCATTACAAACTTATCAACCTTCCGCAGAGTTGGGTTGGAATAAAGTTGAGGCGGGACAATATAATTCATTTGTAATAGAGTTTCGCGACCAGTTGGGACAACCTATTCAGTTTCAAGACCCGAACACTCTCATCACTTTATACACTAAAAATTATAATGATACTTCTATGCTGAATATGAAATAGTTTAGCGAAATTATAATATTAGATAAGTATATAATGTATATCGTTAAACGAGGCAAAGCACAAGGCGGGTTTAATGTATTGAAACGAGGCGGAGCAATTCTTCGTATGATGAATATGAGGACAGAAGGTTTAGGAAAAGCACAAACAGAAGAGTTCCATCGGGATACTAATGTTTCTCACGCACATAAGTCATTTGGTAAAGGAAATATGAGAACGATGGAGGCGGTTAAAGTAAAATCTTCCCGACCTAAAAAGTATATTTCTCTTTCCCTTTAAGGAAATGTTTAGCAATTTTATTAAGGATACTTTAATAAAATTATTATGTTATGATATATTATAAAATGGATAATCTTGTCTTTGAAGAAAGTATTAACGCTGAAATAGACCAGAGTGAGTTCATCTCTAAAAAGTGGATTTATGTGAATGATAGTAATTCACAGAATTATACATCGCAAGTCGTAATAGACAGCACACCATTAGCAAATGCGGGAGGTTATATTAATTGGAGTGAAGGTTTTATTGTAATGCCCCTTATTGTAGAACTTCAATCGCTTCTATCGGGTTCATTAGTAGCAAACGCATCTACGGGCGACCACGCTTGGGCGTTTAAGGCGGGTTTTTGGAATATGATTAACTCTATGACTTTGGAGTTTAACAATCAAAATGTAGTTCAACAGACCCCATTTTTGAATGTGTTTAGGAGTTTTAAGGCACATACTTCATTTAGTTTAGACGATGTGTTGAACGAAGGTTCTACTATTGGTTATTCGCCCGATACTGCTGGTTCGTGGTCTTTTGCCCCTACATCTTCTAATACAAATACTCTTTCTTCTAACGGAGTTGGGTTGTGTAATAACAAGGCAGTTCCTATTTCGTTTGCTCGTAGTGCCGTTGCTGGTGCTAATATTACCGCAAACACGCCTTTCTATATCGCTACTAATTCTGCTGGTGTATCTACGGGTGCTTCTGCTACGGGTGTATCAAATCCTTCGGGTGCTTATGGAGGTCAGTATGGTTGTAATAAGGGTTTCGCCGAAAGACAAGAATGGTATGCTTACGACCCTATCACACAAGGAGCGGGTGCTGGTTTAGGACAAGGACTTATTAACGATGCTACTACATCAACTACTTCTTATCGTTCTTATCGTATTCCTTATGCTACTAACGGCAAATATGGTTGGTCTGTGATGGCGAAATTGCGTCTTAAAGATTTGAGTGATTTCTTTTTGAAATGCCCTCTATTGAAGGGTTCTACTATTCGTTTTTACATTAACACAAATCAAACTTCTCTTCAATTTACTACTACTTCGGGAACTATTGATGCGAACGGCGTTCAAGTGCTACAACCTCTTATTACCGCTTCTAACATTTCCGTTCTCGGTGGTCTTACAAATCCTATGATGGTTGCTTCTTTTCAAGCGGGTCAAGGTTCTGCTCCATTACCACAAGATACTTATACCCTAACAACTAATATTTTCAAATCTCCCGATGGTGTGTTTCAGTCCGCTCTATCTTCGTGCCGTTTGTATGCCCCCGTATATAAAATGAACCCTTTGGCGGAACAGAGATATTTACAACTTGCTCCTACAAAGAAGGTAGAGTATAACGACATCTTTCAGTATCAGTTTAACGCTATTGGTGCTGGGGATAGTTTTAATATTTTGGTTTCTAACGGAATAACAGATATACAATCCGTATTGGTTGTTCCCTTCCTTACTGCTACTGCTAATGGTGGAACTTCTACTCTTCTATCTCCTTTCTCAACTTCGGGTGCTACTCCCGACCCTATTACTCTTACAAACTTTAATATTTTGGTGAGTGGTATGAACTTGTTTTTGAATAATCAGTATTACGATTACGAGCAGTTTAACGAAGAGTTGAAGTCATCTAATCAGTTGAACGGCAGTTTGACTACTGGTTTAGCATCGGGTCTTATTAGTGAAGATATGTTTAGCAGAGGATACAGATACTACTACGGAAATTGTGCGAGAATACTACCGAGTGAGGCGGGTGTTTCAAGGTCTATACAAATACAAGGACAGAACTCATCTTTGGTTGCGTGTAATCTAATGGTGTTCGTTGAGTTCAAGCGTAGCGTGGTTATTGATATTGCTACGGGTGCGAGAATTGAATAAAAAATATAAACATTATTATATGCGTGTATTATATCTAACTATGCCGTATGTTATTAAGAAAATCCTTAACAGCAAACTTTACAAGGTTATAAATGAAGAAAATGGTTCTATTAAAGCAAACCATACTACAAGACAAGACGCACAAAGACAAGTTCGCTTATTAAAGAGTTTAGAGAATAATAAGATTGGTTGGGTTAAATAGTTTATTTAGTATAATTTATTGTCTATCAATATATTATAATGTGTTTAAAAAAAAGTTGTTGTAATATTGAAATAATTGAAATACATAAGAACATTAAAGTTGCTCTTCATTATAATAAAGATGGGAAACCTATTCTAATTCAATATTGGAATGATAATAGAAACATTAACGAAGATTACAAAAGGTTTAGAAAGAAGTATAAACATAAATGCGAAGGATTAGAATTAGAAGTAATTGAATTATTAGAATTAGTTTAGCAGAATAAAACATCAGTTTTTTATTATATTTATATATATTATAAAAAATGGTTCATAGCGATTGTATTCCACATCAAATCCATTTAACTACGGCACAAGTTAGGAAAATGGGACAAGGTTTAGGAGTTAATCTTAAACACTCACAAATGGGAGCAGACAAGGGAGATGTAGTTGTTATGCTTAAACCGCAGAACGCAAGAAAATTGCTTACATCTTTCCGTAAGTCAAAAGGAATGCGTCTTCAATTATCACCCGAAGAGTTAGATACTACTATTAAGCAAGGAACGGGGTTTTTTCAAATGTTAAAGAAATATACGGGCATTAACAAGACAGATGTTATTAAAGGTGCTAAAAGTATTGGGAAAAAAGCAATAAAGCACGGGTCGGTTGTAGCGGGGACTGCTATTGGTGCTTATATGGGAAACCCGATGGCGGGTGCTATGATTGGTAAGGCATTAGGCGAAGCGGGTGAAGCAACAATAGATAGTATTGAACCTACACGAGCGGGTGTTAAATTAGATTATAGAAAGGGTATTAGTGCTGGTAAGAAATCTATTATTGCTGACGCTAAAAAGGTTGCCGTTGAAGCATTAGACGAACAATTGGATAAGTTGCCTCCTCAATATCGTAAAATTGGTGAAAGAGCATTAGCGGGTGAGTATCCCGATAGTGCTTCCGCTATTCGTGATGCTGTAAATACTTACGCCCGTGATAGTGGTTTCGGTTTGTATGGCGGTGCTATGGTGGGTGGTGATAGAGGTATGAGAAAAATGGGCGGTAGAATGGTTAAGGGTTCTCCCGAAGCAAAGGCATATATGGCGGAATTAAGAAATAGAAAAAAGGGCGGGTCTGCTGTTGGTGATTGGTTTAAGAAAGCGGGTAAGACAATAGAAAAGGGTTTTAAGAAAGATGTATCAAAACCATTTATGCGTGATGTAGGCAATCCTACCGCAAAAGCATTCACAAGTAAAGATGCTATGAGTGCTTACAAACAAATCGGCAAACACGCAATAGAACAAGGTATTCCCGTTGCTACGGCATTAGCATCTATGGCGATGGGCGACCCTACTGGAATGAGTGGTGCTGTTGTTGGTAATATAGCACAACAATACGCATCAAAAGCATATACCGATAAGGTTGGAACGGGACGACCTCGTGGAAGACCTCGTAAAATAGGCGGGGCATCTGCTATGCTTTCTACCCCTTACAAACAAGCATTAAGATTGAATAAATCAACATACGGATTGGATTTAGGCAATTTTTCAAGTGATAATGCCCCTTTGTCTTCATTTAGCACTAATCCTCGTGTTAGACCATCAAGCACCGAAATGACTTTATCACCTTATCTTTCTACTACTGCCCCCGCTATGAACCCCTTTGTTCCTACTTATTACTCACAAGCGGGAGGACAATCGTGCGGATATGGAGGTAGAGGTTTGTATGGAGGTGGAGGACTATTTTAAAAAATAGAATTATATATATAGTGTCTTAAACTACTTAAAAACAAATTATAAAGTATATATATAATATGAACGCAATCAAACAGAACACCGACCTCATTTTAGGTATGAACGCAATCAAACAGAACGCCGACCTCATTTTAGGTAGTATTGGAGAAGACAAGTGCCTACCCTTATTTCAAGAGAAAATTGATAAGCAATTAGCAAAAACAAATACTTACTCGTATGTTGATTTCATTTCCCCGAATACTTATGTTGAAATTAAAACTCGCAGATGTAATCATAACACTTATGCCGACACTATGATAGGTAAGAATAAGGTTGAGTTTTGTTTAAAATCTAAACGGAATTGCTATTTAGCGTGGAACTTTCAAGATGGTATTTATTTTTGGAAAGTTAATCAAAAAGATTTAGACGATGGTAATGTGTATTATGCTATGGGTGGTAGAACCGATAGAGGTGTAGATGAAAGGAAAGAGTGTGCTTATATTAAGCGGGAGGTTTTACAAGAATTAAATAAATTATAGTTCTATATTAAGTATGTTGTCTAACTTTGATATAGAACGGATTTGTAAGAAATTAGATTTGCCTATTGTTGGCGTATTTAGTAAAGACAAAATACCGAAAGAAAGAAAAATAGGAAGTTATTATATTAACTTACAAGACGCAGATGCGGGTGATGGAACTCATTGGGTAATGTTTAAAATATATAGCGATGACGAAAGAGATGATAGTAAGAAAGGAAAAAAGGAGCATACCATCGGTGCTTTGTATTTTGATAGTTTTGGATTAGATATGCCGAAAGAGGTTGCCGATTTTTTAGCACCATTTAAACCTATACCATATTCTAACCGACAGATACAAGGACTACGGCAAGAAGAATGCGGTTGGTATTGTATTGGGTGTGATTACGCATTAGAGTATAAACAAAATGGAAAAACTTATTTAGACGATTTTCATAGTTTCATATCAATATGGAGTAATGAACCAGCAACTAATTTAAAATATTTAAAATCTTTATTTAAACCTCTATAATTGATTATTTAGGAAAAAAGATATAAAGAGATAATATAATATAAGTATATAATATAATGGAAACTCAAACCGAACCTACTATTAAAGTAAAGACGACTTACACAGACGCACACCGCATCGCACAGCAAAAATATAGAGAAAAAAATAGGGAAGCATATAACAAATCACAAAGAGATTTATATGATAAGTTAAAGCAAGATGACGAATGGCGTGTAAGATTTAACGCAAGAAGCAAAACTAACAATTTCAAGTATAGAGATGTTAAGAGAATGAAGGTTTTAGAAGAAAATCCTACTATTGTTTTTAAGGGTAGAGGACGACCCCGTAAAGTTGTTGATACACCCATTAGCATTTAGGAAAATATAACTCTATTTTAATTAAATAGAATTATATATATAGTATATAAAACTACTTAAAAAGAATTATATATATAGAGTATATAAGTATGCCCCCGAAAGTAAAGACACCAGCACCAGCGAAAGTTTTAGGAGGTTCGTTTAACAATCCCCGCTTTAAAAGAGCGTTGCGAGTTTTTGGTTTAGCAGAAATTACGCAGAGGAACAAGTATGCGAAAGTAGCAACAGATTTAGGAATATCACCTATGAAAAGAACAAGAACGGGACAAATTACAAATAGACCTATTAAGGTAGGCACTCAATCGTGGAAAGATGCGATTGAAAGGGAAGTCATTAGGCGTTATGAAGCATCGCCACAATTTAGAACATCACAACTTTCACAAGCAATAGCAAATCAAGCAAGAAACATTCAAACACAAGCAACTACTAAACAAAGAATAGCACCGATGTTGAGGCAGATAAAACAAAAAGGATTACAAAGACCCCGTATTACAAATATCAAAGTTATAGACCAGCACGGGTTTTATATTAAGTATTTTGTAGAAGTTGCGGGTGTTAATTCATTAGAACAACTATATCCAGTTCTTACAAAAGAAATTGATAGGTTGGGCGGTATTAGTTTTATTACTTTAATTTTTATCAGCAACACAACGGGCAGACCTCGTGGTTTATCAATTAACGCAAATTATTTAGATACATTAGACGACTTTTTAGCAAGAGTAGATGAACTCGTAAAAGGTGAGGTAGTTGGAAGCGACCCTTTTGATTTGGAAGAATATGAACTCGTTTTAAATGCTTTCCATATCGGCAGAACAACCATCGCACAAGCATTCGGTAAATCTAAATCTATTGTTTTTGAATGTGAAGAAATTGAAAGTAAAGAAAATTATTGCGGATATGAATGTTTGAAAGCATTAGGACACACTTATACGGGTAAGAAGAAAGCAGTATTACGAAGTGTTAAAGAAATGTCTTCCTACATTCAAACTAATAATTTACCTTACAATATTTTATGTAATTCGTTTTTAATTAATAGACCTTTTAAGGAAATTGTTGAAAGCGGAAATAAAGAACGCATCTCAATTGAGAAGAAAAAAGATAGAAAAGAATTGCGGATTTGCTCCCGTATTCTACAAACTGATTACACACCCGTTTATTTATATAAGTATGAAGGCGAAGCAAAAGGCACTATTATATATGACGAAATTGAAGGTCATTTTGATTTACTTAAAACAAAAGAACCTAAACTAAAAAAAGATGTCTTCTTATCTTTGGCGTGTGAGGTCATTATGAATGAAAGAATACTATTCGTTCCTAAACAAGCAAACATTAATACCTTCCGTAAATCTACGGGGTTGTTTAAGTATTTGATTTTTGATTATGAAACCATTATTGACTTCACTAAATCCTCGTGTATGATGCCTTACTCTTTATCGGTTTTGGAATTAGAAGAAAGCGAAATTGAATTATTAGAACAAGCAGATTTAGATAAAGATGAAGCACAAGTAAAAGCAATACGAAAATCTAATTGTAAGACATTTTTGGGTTATGATTGTAATAATCAATTTATTCGGTGGTTTTTAGAAAAACAAAAAAATACTACTTATTGCTTTGTCGGTTTCAACAACGCTAATTTTGATAATTTCCTTTTGTTAGATGGGTTGCTACGATTTAATCAGTTTGAAGAACAAGCAGATTTTCAAGTAGGTAATGTATTCTATAATGGTAGTCAATTACTCAACTTCTACATTAACGGCAGACATTCGTGCTTTGATATTAAGAAACATTTAGTAGGCAGTTTAAGTGCTAATTGTAAATCATTTAAAATTAATTGTTGTGCTAAAAAATCTTTTGACCATTCACTCGCTCAATCACTTCATCAAGACGACGCTCTTATGGATTTCATTACTAACAACGATGAACTACGGGAGTATAACGAATATGATGTTTTAGCGACCGCCGTTCTATTTCAAAAATATAGAAAAGCATTAGCAGACATTCCTTCAACTGAAAAATATTCAAGGGATTTAAAATCTACCATTACTATTGGTTCTTTAATCTATAAAGTGTTTAACGACCACATTAGCGGTATGCGTAAGGACGATGGTAAAGGCGGACAAAAAAGAATGTTTGGAAAATTAAAATATGAATATTATCGTGATTTACAAAAATGTAAAATTGCGGGGCGTGTTGAATTATTCAACGGAGTTCAACAAATATTAGAGCGTATGGGTTCTACTGATGTGTGTTCTTTGTATCCTTTTGTTATGGCGGTTCTTAATGTATATTATCCGTGCGGTGAAATTATTGATGTTGAAGATTATAGGGGTGATGATGTGATTGGGTTTTATTATTGTGATATAGACCAGTCAAACCTACGGGAACAAAACCTACCTAAAATATACGCTCACAAAACCGAAATTGAAAATGATTGGGGACACGAACAAGTTTTACAAAACTATCTCATTAGTAATGTTATGATTGGATTACTACGAAAAAATGGGTGTGAAGTTGTTATTAGAAATGGTTTCATTTTTGAAGGCAAGGAACGCAGTTGTGATATGTTCTCATTCCTTTTGGAAATGATGGGTAAGAAAAACGAACAAGATGCCCTTAAAGGTAAAGCGGGTTATAATTCAGCATTAAGAGAAACTCTAAAACTTTTAATGAACTCTTTATCGGGAAAGGTTATTGAAGGATTACATACCGAAAAAACAACTGATATAGACAACGCTTATGAGTATCAAAAAATACAAGACAAAGCAAAATCAATCAACTTCATTAATTCAATCGGCAACAAACTCTTCATCACTTACGAAATGGACGAAGAAAAAATATGTGAGGCACAACAGCGACCTATCTTTCTCGGTGTGTTAGTTTATGATTACGCAAAAAGATATATGTATGAAAACTCATATTCTAAAATCGGGTTAGACAATTTAGTTTATACTGATACTGACGCTTCAAAGTTTAGATATTCCGCTATGGAAAAATGGACTGATTGGATTAAAACGGAAAATGTTATTGTTCCTCATTGGGAAGATGTTGAAAAGATTGACCCCCGCTATAAAACACATTTGATTTATGAACCACATAGTAAGGTGTTCGGTTCATTTGAAGATGAGTTAGAAGAAATACAAGCACACTCATACAAGTTCTATTGTGTTGAAAAGAAATCGTGGGCGTATCTCGCCTTTGACGAACAAGGTGATTATATAAAAGATGACGACGGACATCACATTAGCAAGTTCAAGTTCAAGGGTATTAATGGTTCAGCAATCATATTGGATATGGACGAACCCTTTATTGAAGAACAAATCATTAAGAAGCGGGATAAATCTATGCTACTAAAATACGCCATTAGTGAAGATATGGAACACGAAGTTTATAAATATGCTACTGAAAACAAAGACAAATCTATTGAGAATGGAAACATAGACAAGTTCTTTAACAGATTATTCACAGACAAGGAAGCGTATGTATTAACAAACTCTTTCCGTAAGATTGTTAAGAACTCGGCACATTCCGTAGAGATGGGCGATGAAGAAAAATATAATGGACTTATGAATAAAATACAAGTCAATTATAGTATGAAACATTTGAAACTTAAAAATTAAAGACGATTAGTTCCTTCACATCTTTACTGCCTAATGACTTTACCATATGTTTCGTATCAACTACTTCATACTTAAACTCTTTAAAAAAATCTTCTATCTCGGGTGTATGATTGTATGAAAAAATAAACTTACCCTTTATCTTTCTCAACTCATCTCGTATTTCTTCTTTTGTTATTTCACGACAAGCATAATTCCAGTATTTATGATTTTGCGAATACGGCGGGTCTAAATAAAATAGGGTGTCTTCCTTATCATACTTTTTTATTACATCTCTATAATCTTCATTTAATACATCTGTGCTATTTAATTTATACTTGTAATTTTGTAAATTGTTTTTCAAATATGTTAGTTTGTTTGTCTTCCATTTTGTAGGGTCTTTATAACCCATCATTATCATATTAGCACAATAAGAGTTTTTATTTAAAAATAGATTTCGTAATAATCTTTCGTCGGGGTCTTGTATATCCGTTTGTGCTTTATACTTTATAAAGTTTTCTCTTGTAGCATTTGTAGATGGTGAGAACTCATAATCTATTTTTTCTACACTCCTAATATCCCTCCACATATCATATATATTCTTATCCACATCATTCACTACATTCTTATTTGAAATCGGTTTAGTTAAATAGATTGCTCCCGCACCTACAAACAATTCAACATAAGTTTCGTGTGATGGTATTAACGACACTATCTTTTTTGCTAATTTAGTTTTTCCTCCTACCCTACCGAATGCTGGTTTCAAAGGTTTATCCATTATTATATAATATGAGATAATTAATTCGCTAAATGTTTTATTTAGCAACTTTTTATCTTTGCTATATGTATAATGGAAACGCCCGATATTGAAATCACTCCCGATATTGAACCGAATGTTAAACAGATATTCACACCCGAAGAAGCAGAAGAAATATTCAAGTTTTTAGAAACAAAAAACTTTGAGTATCATAAGGCGTATAAAAGATTTAACAAAATAGTTAAAGTTCCACGAGGACAAGCGTCTTACACATTAGACGAAACTATACATTATAATTATGGGAAAACCGCTGGGGGTTCTCCGCCTAATGAAATAATGTGCGACAAACTTAAAGACATCACAAAAAGAACTAACGAAGTATTGGGTTCTAATTATAATACTATTCTTATGAATGTCTATAAAGATGGTAAGGACGCTATTGGCGGACACAAAGACAACGAAAATGGTTGGGCGGAAAATACTGGTTTCGCTACATTAGCGTTTGGGTGTGAAAGACCATTTATGATTGAAAAATTAGACACTCATAAGCGTCAGCGTATTCTACATAAGAACGGGTGGGTTATTGAAATGCCTTT